CCTGCATCAGTTAGTGAGTTTGCGTGATTATGGCTAGGAACAACAGCGTCTTTAGTACCACCTGTAGACCCAGCGTTATATCCAGTACCCTGCCCAAGTAATACTTGACCGCTACCGAAAGCAATCCAAGTACCAAAACCAAATAATATATTAGGGTTACTAGAATTAGTAGCGTTCATATAGACAGAGCCTACAGGATACATACCTTGTAAAGCAGCGTTACCTGATAAGGCTTCTGCTGCAACAGCAGCTATTACATAACCTGTAGTAGCTAACTGTGTAGTATTAGTCCCAGTAGGTGCTGTAGTTGCAGTAGGCGTACCTGTTAAAAAAGCATTATTATAATCAGCCTTAGAATTTATAGCAGTTTGAATAGCATTAAACTCTGTATTTATTTCTGTACCATTAATAATCTTTAATGCGTTACCTGAGAGTAGCGAATCTTTTGCTGCAAAGTCTGTGGTTTTTGTATAATTACTCATGTCTTATATTTACCTTTAAATTATTTTTCCAAGTTTGACATATACATCTAATCTTTGTATGCTAAAAGCTGCACCATCAATAGTCGTTTCAAAGCCTGTTTGTAGTATAGTGCCACTACCAGAACCAGCGTTAATAACATTTACAATACCTACGCCCCCAGTATATTCTGCTATGTTATACTCTGATACTCCATAAAAAGAATTAGCCGCAGTGCCACCTATTGTAAAAGTATTAGTGTAGTAGTTTGTAGAGTAGTCGTAACCAATCTTTGAAATAACTACTTGGTTAGCAGGTGCTATTAAAGTAGTTGCAGTTTTCTTAACCATCTTTAAAGTGTTAGCAGAACCTAAATCAAAATAGTTTGAGAAATAGTTAAATGTATAACTTTCTCCATCATCTTGATAACCAAAGTATTCTGCTAAACCTTTTGTGCCAGCAAACAAAAGTTTTCTATCTTCTGTATCATAAACAAAACTAGCATGTGTAACATCGTTCCATTGAGTTACACGATAAGATCCATCCTCTAAAGGAGTTCTTGTGTCAAAACAATATACTGTTTTAGTAGTAGGAAAAAGAAGTAGGTAAAAAGCAAAGACAGGACAATAGACAGCTTCTATCTTAGATGTATTACTTTCATTTTCCACAAAGGTCATTAAATCATCACGTATATTTTTAGATACGTTATTTAAAGGTTGAGACTTTTCTTGTATTGTTCGTCCTAAAGACCTTACACCAGTAGCAGATAAAAACAAAACATCATCACCAACATTCTGTATAGTTTTAGGAGACAAGCAACCTATACCATCAATAGTTTCTACTAGTGTAATTGTTGTTACATCAAAACTACTAGTAAAATCATCTGTATCTTTAAATATCATTATAGAGTTTTTACAAAAAACTACTAAAACTCCGTTATGTGCAGCAAGACCTGTAATTACATCACTGTTCTTAGCAAACGTACCAACTATGTTTATAGAACCAGCAGAACCAGAACCCCACTTAGTACCATCTAATAAGTCAGAAAAATAAACAGTAGTTTTATTACCACCAACATCAGCAGCCCACAACCTACCGTAAGCCGATATAGCTATGTTAGCTAATGGTGCTGTTCCGTCATTACCTGTAAAGGTATCTATACTTTTAAATTCACCAGCAGTGTTCTCATTAGTGTAGACTAAAGGTTTATAACCTAACTGGAAAAAGTAAGTTCTATCATTTAAAGTAGCTGCTGTCCAGCTGCCTGTCGAAACAGTGTTAGTAGTACTAGGTGTGATCTCAACAAGGTTTGTATAACCAGTGTGAAACTTAGTAGCGTTCCAAGAAAAATAAGTTTTAGTACCAGACAAATCTATAGATACGTGAGCGCCTAATAAGTTTACACCTACGTTAGCATCTGTTACCCCACCTTTCTGAGTTGTCCTGTATACCCAACCCTTACGTGCGCCTAACCTGCCGTACTTATCAATGATAGTATTGTCTGCTTGTAAAGCAAAACCATTATCTAGTGACACGCCAGAGTCTTGTGTGTTAAGACCATAAAATCCGGGAGCTGCTATAAATGATGTTTGTAATTGTTTAGCCATTTATATTCACCGTCCCTGAAGTTTCTTCAACAGTTAGAACACAACTAACACCAGCAATAGAAGACCTAGCTCTAATTATATCTCCTGTTTCTAACATAAGATAAGAACTGTTACTACTTAATTCTATATAATCTTGTGCTGCTATAGCTGTATTATTTAATATATTTGCATCAGAAGAACTATCAATTTGTAAATCAACAGAAACAATGTTAAGCGTACCTGAAGCATCTACAGCAGACTGTCCTCCAGATATAGTACCACCCGCACCGTTAGTACCAAAATTAGATACAACACCTGCAATATAAGGAACTGCTGGTACAAAATTACTAACAAGATTATTAGACAATACAGTGTATATTAATTTTGCCCTTGTGTTAGAGGGTACAGTGTATAGTACTGAAGCCGCATCAGATAAAGCATTTGTGGTTAGCTGTGCTTTAAGGACTGTCTTAGCCCTCATTAATCAACTCTCCAAACTAACTCTTCTGGATGCTTACCTGCATCTAATGCAATAGCATCTGACAATGCTGTTTGTCCTAACGCATAAGCTGTTGCAGGATTAAACCCACCATCCTCACCACGTTCTTCTACAACCATTGCATAGGCTAAAATTTCTATAGGTCTAGTAGGGATTAAGAATATTTCTGATTCACCAACTAGCTCTGGTGTTCTTTGTACCATGTTAAAGCGTAACGTATAAGCCTTATCAGGTATAGGGTATAAGTCTACTTGAGAGTCACCGTCTGGACTAACACCATTAAAACTGTAGTAGTAAGGAGAACCCTTTTCAGGAGAAGCATCGTTAAACATTTGATTGTATTCTGATGCGCTTTTGTAATGTAGGAAAGTACCATCAGTTACATTGATAGCATCTAACATAGTAAAGTTATTTTGACTGCCGTTTAATTCATAACCAAACGTACCATCTATGGTAGTAGCAGTTAACGTATTACGTAAACCAGACCAACTCCATGCTTCTTCTACAACTTGTTTTGCATCATTAACAAATATACCTACTAGTGCAGAGTAAGCGTTTTCATTAATAGAAGAGACTTCTCGTTCTCTTAAACGTCTAAGTATTTTATTTACTATTTGTAAGTAAGTCATATTAATTATTAATTCCTAAGAATGTTTTAGAGTATATCATATTTGAGAAGGTTTGTCAAGTCTTATTTACGCTATACTTTATTGTCCCAAAAGGCAGCTTCTCCAAAAGTCTTTACTACCCAGTACATCTTCAAGGCTCGTCTTCTCCTTAAAAATCTAAACCATTTATTATTATCGTCTATCTTTCTTACAAGGTTATTTAAGAACACCCTGTCAGCATACTCTTTATCTTGTAGTGTTGTACCTCGGCTGTACATATAGTCGTGTATATTACAAACGTCTGTAATATTCAAACCCCATATTGAGTCAGGGACTAGCCAGCCTCCTAAACCCTTTGACCCGCACCCATTACAACAGGCTTCCTTTTCAGAGGCAGAGAGAGCCTTGTAGCCAGCAGGTTCGTATAACTTAACCATCTGTTACTTGTCTACCTTATTATCTAGTTTGTCTACAATTCTAATTAGCATAGCTTTAATCTCTGCTATATCTAATTGATAATCATCACGCCTAACAAAAGTTGTAGGCACATATCGTTCTATTTCTTTAACATCTGATTGCAAAGATGTTATTGCTGACCACACTACTCTTAAATACCAACCAATAAAGACTGATAGTAAGCCAAGGCCAGCATTAAACAAAGACTGAAATTCCATTGTGTCACCTTAGATTGATTCAACTTCTTCTATATCTAAAGCATCTGCAACTAATGCTTCCCTTTTATTACCACTTGCTCTTAACTCTTCTACTTCTTTCCATTGGAGTTCGTAAGTAGTGACAACACCATCTGTTCCTTTAGCGTTTAGATACTCAGCTAAAAGATTACGCTGGCTTGTAGCATCACCAACAATTTCGATAATATCAGCAGCAGTTTTTGCATCAATCTCAGCTATCTTTAATGTTTTAGCTTCTACAAGTTCTTGCGCTAAACGTAAAGCTGCTTCCGCTTCTAATCTTTCAGCTTCTAATTCATCGGCATTTTCTTTTAGCACTAACTCACCATCTACAACTTCGTAAGATGTCGCGTTGTACTTGCTAAAAAAATTATTAGGTACTTGCATGTCAAGGTTTTCAGCATAACTA